GGAATAGCTGGCGGCTTTGTTAATTAATTCTTCATTGTCACCAAGCACCTTTTTAAGATCCACCCAAGCATTGTTTTGATCCCGGACTAGGTCCACGTAGCTGGATGTATCACCGACTACTTGTTCCACTGTTTTCAGTGTCAGTGCTACGTTCCCTCCCGGAAGTCCCACATCACTTTTGGTTAGCCTAGTTCCTTTTTCGTCCACAAGGTAATAGTCTGTTGCATCTTCATAGGTAGTTTTTGAATCACCAACCCCTGTGGGAGGCTCCTGCTTCAAGTTCTTGTTGTCGCCGCTTGTATACAGTCTGTTACCTGTTTGAGTGTCCTGCAAGAAGGGCTCTCCAACCACAGGATTTGCTTCTGTGAACACACGTCCTCGCTGCACGTCCACATTTGGAACCCATACGTTGTCCCTTAAAGCGTACCATACGTTGCCCTCTCTCGGCGTTACGGCGCTAAATAGAGCGTCCCTTGGCTTGGTCCCCGCCGTGTATACCCCCATCAACGTACCGTCCAGTTCCTCACCAGTTAGGGAACTAAAGGTAGGCACTCCTGTAATCGAATCTATGGTTTGTATTATAGGCATACGCTTACCGTTATAGGTAAGATTATCCAGTAGTGTAGATTCTTGTGGAATCAGCCCAAGGGCTGTTGTGGCTATGCTTTCTTTTCTGGCGGCAGCTGCTGCTTGTCTTTGCTGAACATTTTGCAAAGCGGATAGTTTAAGGGCTCTCTCCTCCTGTGCCTGTGCTGCTCTCCTCGCTGCCCGGTTCTGGTAGTCCTGCCCTGTGATTCCCATAAGGTCGGATGCAAGAGGAGACACGACAGACCTTCCAAAAGTGGAAAGAGGAGCTTCTCCTCGCCGTGGCGCTTCTCCTACACCACCAAAACCTCTTCCCATAAGAGAGAGGCCTATCTGAAGATTCCGCATCCTCCGTGCTTCACGGTCCTGTGCGGCATAGTCGGTAGCTCCTAAGTAATCCTGTAGAAAATCCTGCTCTGCTTGCAGTTTCTCTGGGTCTGGTATTCCGCTCGGAGCTTCCGGATAAATCTCCTCTAAAAGCTCGGAAATTCCTTGGTGTCTCTTTAGCACGTCAGCCATTACTAATGCCTCTTATGCATAGGGGTCTTGGGCCATGGGCAGTGGTGCCTCAGCCATAATTCCGGAAGTGTCTTCCATGGGAGGTGTGCCAGATACAGCACCTACCGCACCTACGAGGGAGTTTGTTTCTGCTGCCATGCTATCAGCTACGGCAGATTTAGTGGCAAGGTCTGTGATACCTCCAGGAACTATACCAGTGTCAGCCATTTCCTCCTGTATCAGCGCACCTATGCCTTGATCCAATTGTGCCAGTTGTAAGGTCGGTTGTACAAGAGTTAAAACGGAATCCGGTGTTCTGTCTGCGTCTTCCTGTCCAACCACCTCTGCGAGCATGGACCTGTAGTCCTCTACGGGGAGGTCTTCGTCCCACACAGCATTCATAATCTCGCGGAAGTCTGTGGCAGACTCCAAGTTATCCCTACTACGAACGGACTCTTCTTCTGCTGCCCCTGTCACTGCTTCTGTCAAGGCCTCCTGACCTGTCTCCTGTAAAGCTTCTTCCGCAGCTTGCAAAATCTCCGGTGGAATCTGGCTTACCTCTAACAGGGGGGGTTCTCCTCCCATCGGAGGGGGTTGTCCTCCGCCTCCTCCTAGCATTGCCGCAAGTTCAGGGGGAATTCCTTGACCGCCCATGGCTGGCATAGGAGGAACAGGTCCACCATTTGCCATGCGGTACATCCGTCGGTTGAGTAAGTTATGGGGCATGACAAGCCCTCCTTCGTTCAAAATACATCTGTTCCATTATCCAGGTGTTCCAAACAAGCCACCACCTGACAGATTATTGGCCGCGACACCGGCACCTAGAAGGCCTGTTCCAAGGCTTGCAAACTGCTGGAAGGAGCTGGGCTGTCGTGGAGATGGGGAGGCGGCGGAAGCAAGAAGAGTCTGGCTAGAAGGCGCTCCTTTATAAATGTCAGATAGCCAACTCACTCTGCCAATAGGTTCATATAACTGACGGGTCCTGTTTTGTTGATCTGCATCAAATCTAGCCTGTTCAAGTGCTTGTTGTTGTGCCCCGGTTTGCAGCAACGTATTTATATCCGTTATTCCGGCCTGTTGACGTGAAAGACCTGCTCCTATCTGCTGCCCGCCTATTCCAGCGGCAAGCTGCCCTATGCCAGAGAGAAGGTTGGCCTGATTCTGTTGTCTACCCTGTTGCTGCTCAAAAGACTGGCTGGCTGCTCCAAGAGACTGTAAGAAATTCTGGGAATTAAGAGCGGCCAGCGCACGGGCTCTTGCATCCTGTAGGCCCTCCTGCAACTGACCTGATTCCAGTCCAAATCTGGAGCCTCCGAAGGACCCTGCTGAATCAGCTTTGGCCGCAAGTTGAGTTCCCGCAATCAACCCTTCTTCGTTGAGACGTTTAAGAGTTTCATCAATGACCTGTTGCTGGAACGGATCTTGAAATTGTTGTAGCTCTTCCGCTGTAGGCTGGAATCTTTGTGCGCTTCCCAAGGCGGACAGTTGTGCTGCTGCCAAGGAGCCCAGACCACCGACCAAAGCTTCTTCTCCGGCTATCTGCTGGGGAAGAAAAGCACCTACACCCTGCTGTGCTGCGGAGAAGGCCTCAAGCTGCTCTGGTGTGAACCCTGCAACTAGTTGCTCCGGAACATCAATGGGTATTCCGGCCAGCGTCCTGGCATCTTCCAGAAGGCCTAACTTTATGGCCTCTATTTCAGGAGCTTCGCGGACTACTTGTTCTTGAATGGTTCTTTCAGGCATGGTCAGGCCCTCATCTCAAAATTACGCATCATGCCGTAAAGGTTCTTGGCCCCGGCATATCTGTCCCCGTTACCGGAAGGGTCTGCCCCTTCTACTGCCCTATTGGTCATAACAAACTCTCCATCAGAGAGCATGGCGGGTATTTCATCAGAAGTCCCGGTTCCGGGCCCCTCAACAAGAAGCTGTCTTCTCGGGAAACCGCCGGTTGCCATTTTCTGTACCATGCCGCCCTTAGCTGCACTGGCAAACAGGGTCGGGTCCAGAGCCTCTTCTGGAAGCCTGTATTTTTCAGGATTTGCTGCAAGAAGGTCGGCCCCTGTTTCTCTATCGACAAAACCGGCAAGGTCCTTCTCAGTGGGCTGATCTCTATCGTCGTCGTCAACGTCAAACAAACCTGCTTCTTTCGCGCCCAAGTAACCAGCGGTTCCGTACAGTCCTAGGTCTATTAAATTGGTAAGACCCTTGTTCTCTGAAGCCCAATCCTCGTCAATGGTTCTTGCTAGGCTCGGAAGTCCCAGCGGACCCTTAAAGCCAAACAACCCTGTCTTGTTTGCTGCTGCTTCCTCTTCTAGCATCTGTTTATACACATCACGCCCCAAATTAGAGCTGGGGTCTATGTTATGAACAGCCATTTTGTCTACATAACGTTTAAGCAAAGGATCTTGGGACGCTGTAACTTCTGGAGTGTCTACAGACGTACGAGCGTCTACACGGCTGTCTGTACCCGATGCTCTTGCTGCAGCGTTTAGTCTTAGTTTAGCTAAATTCTGCTGATAAAGAGCAGCAGCATCCGGATCTGTGGTCGGGAGTCTAGACCCGGGTCTATCCCCCGGTCTATGCGTCTGTGTTGTATAAGGCTGTTCGAGTCCTGTGCGGCGTAGTTGGTCTCCACCCTCACTACCTACGAGGATATCCTCGCCTCTGCTGCTGGGTGGTTGTTGTGTGTAAGCGTTACCAAGATACTGAGGTCTTGTTTCGATTACTGGGACCGGTCTTTCTACGCTAGGGAGATCTTCCCTGAGCGCTGCTTGTGCCTCTAGCGCACCAATGTTTTCTGCCTTGTCACCAAAGCCGAATCTCTCAGCGGTACTTTCATACCCCTCTCCTGTGAAATAGCTGGAGTCTATTCCCTCAAGAGTGTCCCGCCCCGCGAGTATGTTCAGACCACCCTTGAGAGCCACACCCTTAGCCAAATTCAGAGCCAGACGCTTGGCGGTTTTTTTCGGATCAAAATCTTTTCCCTGCTCCAGATACTCTCCCAACATGCCCCAAATCAAGTTGGAACCAGCTGTGCCCGGTCTCAGGAACTGAGGGCCTCCGGGAACTCCTATCTCCTGCCCTAGGAGTGGCAAGAGGGTTGTAAATACTCCGGTGCCCCGTAACTTTTTGACACGCTTCTTTACGCTCTTGAAAATTCGGCTAAAGAAGAACTCAGGTGCCCCTGTGACAGGATTGAGGCTGTTTAACTCATTTCCAACGACATATCTTTCCGGATCAAGTCCCATCTCTGTCATCTGAGTGAAGAGAAGATCCCTTACCTTTGGATTAGCGTTTAAAACTTCTAGTGGAATAACGGTCTCGCCCTCGGCAGCATGGACCACGTAAATGTCACCGTTTCGCCCAAAATCTGCCATCTTTTTCATCTGACCTTGAATAGAAGCAATTCCCAAAGGAGACAACTCCTCTTCAGGGGAAGCCTCTATAAAAGACTGAAGACCGTTCTTAGATTCTATATGAGTTTGTAACATATCAAGAGACCTCTAGTACGCTTGCAAATGCGTATATCTTGCTTGCAGTATCGCAGTTTAACTGGAGCGTATCACCCGTCTCTAATACGAAAGGACCGGAGAGGGACGTGTCGGCAGCGGCAGCCATACTGGTTTGATCCAGTATAACCAGCGTCGAAGAGGAGCTGTCATTTATTTTGGTATAAACCACCACAGCTCCACTATGATTATTGTACAAATTAAGGTTTTTTACAACAGCCTCAGTGGCGCTGGGACAGGTATAAATAGTCACGTCTCCTGTTGCTCCAACCAAAGTAGCTACATTTTTGTACGCAGAAGCCATGTCACTCCATAAACCAGCTTAAAGCATTGGTTTCGTCCACCCCACTAACAACAGCGGGAAAATCTATTTTTGTAAGCGCCATCTCCAAGTCCCGTAGAATTCTTATAAAAACCTCAGAGTCGTATTCTTTCGGAATACTTGGTAGGTTATGGTCGAGTAAAGAAGCCACTATCTTCTCCCATCAGGGCGTATGGCTAGTCGTGTATCCCCCAATGTCCAAGCTGTGTTCACAGCATTACTGGCTACTCTCATAGTCACTGTTCTTCCACGGCACCTTATATCTGACTTCTGAGTAGAAGAGGTCACCGTTGCTGTAGCCGCTGTGGCTAATGAATCATTCGGATAGTTTCTTGTTTTTATAACATAACTGACCGTAGGGTCCGTACCAGACAGTACAATGTCAGGAATGATTTCCGAGACGAACATAAAATTATTGCCATCTTCAATGTCAAAATCAGCCGTTTCTATGAAGGAATCCATAGCAGACCCGTCGTCATTGTCCGTATTCTCATGTACGTAAACTAACTCCGTCCCCCCAGAAGCTCCAGCGCCTCTCGGATTGCTGTGAATATCGGAATCTACCCAAGCTGTTCTGGAGAGTGTCCCTATATCCCAGGTGTTATCTGTGTATTGAAACTTGACATAGCGATCAATCTCATCAGAAGAAGACGATGCATAAAAAAACAAAATCTCGTCAAATAGTCTATTGGAACAGGCAAAGAATTTTCTAGCTTGCTCCAGATTAATGTCGTCAAAAACATATCGGAGAACGGTGCAGGGCAAAACCTGAAGACTACCTGTCCATGCATAAAAATTCTCGTTGTCCATCCAGAACACACGGTCCCCTACAGAGACTACCGAGTTTATGTTTAGAGCCTTAACCCCCATGGACACCAAGGCAAATCCAAAAGTAAAGGGAGGCCCTGTAAACCTCATGGCATACAGGGAGGAATCTGTCCAGATAAGGGTCTCCTGCCTTGTTCGTATACCACAGATAATTTCAGAGCCTGTAGAAAGGCGCTGGCTTCCTGCTGTGTTCGTAGTTTGTGGAGTCCAGTCAAAAGGAGATTCTTGGTCTGACCACCGGACCAAAAGGAGGTCTTGGTCAACGGAACCTAGAGCATTTGAACCCAATGCAATAACATGCCTGTCCGTGCCGGATACTAGAAGTTGTCGGACCTTTGTTGGCGCATCCGAAGCACCTGATTGAGAGGCAAAGGTCGTTCCTCTTGTAGAAAGGCCGAGCGTTTTGTCCCAATAGTAAGGGGTGTCATCTACCACATTAAATATAAGGTCCTCTCCCCAGTTGTCCTGTTGCCATAAACGTAAAACATCTGTGGTAGTAATAGAAGAGGCACCACCAAACGTTACAAAGGAATTTGCCTCTAGTACAGCAGCGCCATCGGCATGTGTTGCCGCAGTGGTTCCTCGGGCTCCTCTGACCACTCCTGCATCTATAGTGTTAGTGGATTTACCTGTGTATAGAATAAGCTCTTGATCTATTAGTATTAAACCTACAAACGTAACACCAGCACTGCTGGTGTGCGCTGCTGCGGTAGTTCCATCTGAGCCTCTGCTTAGATCGTTTAGCACATTTCCGGATTTGGAAGCGTAGCGTATATTTTCGCTACCTATTTTTATAGTTCCTACAGAAGGTAGGCCGGAAGCACTCGCCACGGTAATACTACCTGTTTCGTCCACGGCAACATTGGCAGAAATAGTTGTAGAAGCTGTCTCAAAGTCTGTAGCACTGGTTAGTGCGAAAGAAGTTGCGGCGGCATCTGTTATAGCACCGTTAAGTGTTGTTTCAGAAACCCCTGCTACGGTGCCTCCAAAGTTGGCTGTGCCAAACCCTGTTCCGGAGGACTGCACAGTAAGTCCTTTATTTAGTTG